CATTAGTGGCCCAAATTAATTCGAACCCCCAACCTTTATCTACTTTACCTTCTAGTCTTTCCATGTTTCTATCCATTCCTCCGGTTTGGTAAATTTAAACTCACCTATTGTTTTAAGTAATTTTGTATTATCACTACAAGTGTATTTTTGATATTGCCCAATTAAATTTTTAGGCATTGGTATAGGTTCTACTTTTGCATTATACTTTTTTGCAATACTATGTGCAATAGTTGTAAAACTTGTTGTTTCGCCTGTACCTATATTCCAAATACCCATTTCATCTATGTTCATCATTTTTTCAATAATTTTACACACATCTCCTACATATATAAAGTCTCTCAAAAAATTACTACTGCCTACAAATGGGTGTACTTTGCCTGTTTCTTTGGCTTGCTTGAAAAATTTATGAAATACACTCATTTGATCGCCTTTGTTTTCTTCATGTTCTCCGTACACATTAAAAAATCTTAATCCTTTGATATTACATTTATAATCATCCCAAGATAACATTTCAATACTTCTATCAAAAAGATACTTTGACCAAGAATAAGGACTTTGCGGTTGTTTTGGTGCATCTTCATTAAATTGCTGTCCGTCTCCATATACACTAGCACTTGATGCATAAATTAAATCAACACCTTGCATATCACATACTTGAAGTAACCTATGACTAAAATCTAAATTTTGTTTTAAAACTTTTTCTACATCACGTTCGGTTGTGCTTGATATTGCACCCATGTGTATTACTTTATCAAATTGACTACAATCAGGAACAACATTTTCTATAAATTCATACTCAGCAATTCCGTGTCCTTTACTCATTAAATATTTTTTAAGATTTTTGCCAATAAATCCATCTGCACCTGTAATTAATATTTTTAATTTATTACTAGTTCTTTCTTCTTTGTTCTTACGTGATGCTTCTAGACTCATTTTCAATTCTTGTTCTTCCTTTGGCCATTCTTCATGAAAATATTTCTTATTCATTTATTTTCTCAAGTATATTTGTTGTTGAAAAATCTTCAACTGTAGGCACAATATATACACTTGTTAAATCGTGACCTACTACTTCGTTAACTTTATAATCTCCACCTTTTACAATTAGATTAGGTTTCAATGATTTTATTAAGTTATAAGGAGTATCTTCACTGAATACAATTACTTCGTCAACCCAACTTAATATTTCTAATTGTTTTTTACGTGTTTCTACAGGATTTATTGGACGATTTTCTCCTTTTAATCTTCTTACACTTCTATCATCATTTAGTCCTACTATTAATTTGTCGCCTTTTTCTTTGGCGGCTTTTAATAATTCAAAATGACCAGTATGCAATATATCAAAACATCCATTTGTAAAAACAACAGTGCTTTCTAAATCTTCTTTTTTTAACTTATAAGTACCACTATGTTTTACACTTTCAGTTGATCCTCTTGTTGCAATTTCTAAACATTTTTTATAATCGTAACCTTGTGTTAGCCCGAAAACAAATCCTGCTAAAAAACAATCTCCTGCACCAGTAACATCTGCTACTTCTACATTTTCTACAGGAATATTATATTCTATTTCATCTATGTTAGCAATTACTTCTTTACCTGCATTAGTTGTTATAATATTTCCCTGCCACTTATCAAATCCAAACTTGTAAAATTCGTTATAGTTTGGTTTGACAAGCCATGCACCTTCATATTCAGATGCATTACGCTTAGGATCAACAATTATTTTACAATTAAATTTGTTTATATGATTGATTATTTTTTTGGTATGATCTAATGCACCCTTGTTATAATCACTAAGAATAACATAGTCGTATGGTGCAAAATCACTTTGTAGTATTTGTTCTAAAACAGCATCTGCGTCAGCGTGTTCATCTTCATCTAATCTAGTTATATAATGTCCGTCTGATATTATTCTTGTTTTAGTGCTTCTATTTTGATTATTATGTACTAGTGTTGCATCTACATCTAAATTTTTTAAATTTTCTAACACAAGTCCTGCACCACCTAAAGAAGTTTTTACACTATCAATGTTCACTATAGGTACAGGAGCCTCAGGACTAATTCTCGAACTAGTACCATACACATATTTGTCTACAATCACATCGCCAAATACTAAGACTCTCATAATGTATTATAACTTACTATCTATTCTTTGTCAAGTAAATTTAAAACTTTAGTTACAGTTTCTAGTTTACTTTGATTTATTTTACTTTGCAGTGTATTACGCAAACCGTGATGCAAAGGCTTAGGCCAACTTCCGCTTCTTACCCATGCATATCCATCATGTTCGCCATTTAAATTAGGAATGAATTCATCTTTAACTGCACACAAATATGTGTGAAATTGAAATTGATGATCTGTTGATATAAATGTTTCTAAAGGTATTGTCTTTTCAATTTTAGGATTGAACCCTACTTCTTCTTTTATTTCACGCTTTAGAACTTCCCATGGCGTTTCTTTGCCTTCGCCAGTGCCTCCAACTAATCCCCATAAGTTTTTAGTCTTACCTTTAGTACGGTGTAGTAGTAAAAATCGTTGTGTTTTTAAACTGTAGAACAGAGTTCCACTGCAAATTATCTTGTTCATAAAAATAATTAGCCGTTGAGAGCGATTCGCCAGGTCCCTCCTGGATACAGTCCCTCAACACTTAATAGCCATTCTTCGCCATCCCAGCGATATTGAATGCCTGTATTTAGGTTTGTTACGTATGTTACATCTTTTTGGGTGACCGCTTCAAATACAACCACAAACTTGTTTCCATCCCATTCAACAATATCATTACGTTTTGCAATAAAGTCTACCCCACCTGTTGATTTCCATGCATCTGCTCCGTCTGTATTCGATGCATCACCAATATCATTAAGTAATAGTATTCTACCACCTAATCCTTTCATAATATTTGTAGGAACAGTTTTTTGTGGATCAATTATATAATCTATTGTTGTCCATTGATTATTGTTTCTTATTGGTCCAGGAATAATACTGTTGCTTGGGAATGTATCTTTATCCCAATTTATTATAAGTTGAGTTTCGTCCATTGAATTTACACTTATAGTACCAGTGATTTCATATGTAGTTTCATTTAACTTTGTAAAGAATATTCTACTAATATCTGCTTGGTATTGTCCTGGATGCGATTCTAAAATATTTCTCCAATTGGTTGCACCCACTATGCCTTTATTTTCTATTTGTGCTAAAGTTCCTGATACAAATATACCATAATCTTGATAGTTAGTACCTACTACATGCTGAACTTTTGTTGTTTCTACATTTCGATTTCCGTCTTTATCTGCAACGCCTTTTACAATACTATCATCAAACCTATTTAATTCTGGATTACTTAACCCTAAGTCTAATGTCCCTCTTTCTTCATCAAATATACTAGTAATAATATTTGTAATTACACCAAGCCTTTTTACTTTGACAGGTGGACTTATGTAAATTGGTGTTGTAAATGTTAATGTTGACACATCAATTTCACTATCAACACCTACTGGAACACTACGTGAACTCCATGTAACACTATCTAACATAACATGAGTTAAACTTGTCCAGTCTATATAGTTGTCAGTTGTTTGTACTTCTAAACTAGGATTGAATAATACTAAAATTTGCTCTAATATTTGTAATTTCATATCTGTATTTGTAGACCATATATCACAATTAAATGTAAGTTTGTATGGTGTAGGCATAAGCCTTTCTACAGTATAATTTTTACCTTCAGTATTCAAATATTCTTTGCCTTCTGCATCATAAGCACGTTCTCTAATATTAAGTTTACTAACATAACTTGCATCTGCTGTGCGTTCTCTATCAATTTCCATTCCAGTTACATGTACAGCAATTCTTGGAGCACTAGGTATTTTATTTTCTGTATTATCTCTTATAATGTTTGCTACTTGACGAGTTAGATCTCCATAGGTAACAGGTATCTGTGTTAACTTACCTTTACCGTCTTTCACTGAAAAATTACTCATTAGTCTTACCATTTGAGTAACATATCTTCTTACTTGTCCGTCATAAAAATGTTGCATTATTTTTTACACCCACAATCATTAAGGAAGAAATGTACAACTGCCATTGTAAACCACATCCATGTCATTTCACTCACACCAAATAAACTATTCTCATGCATACCTATATCTTTTACTAAAAAAATTACGCCAAAAATTCCAAAAATTGCCCCTGCTATATTGTGTTTCATTAATTATCCGCCTTAGGTCTAAGTGCTTTTGATAGACTTTGTTTTTCTTTAACAGTTTCACCACCAATTTGGTTTTCGCTGGTGTTGTTGATAAATGTTGTTTTTTGCGTATTACGTGTATCAGTATTTGTTAAATCTACTCTTACACCATCTTGTAATTTAGTCCATCTATTGCCGTCGTATCTAAATAATCTTTTAGGTGAAAAATCTGTTCTCAAAAAATAATCTCCATCTACAGGTTGTGTTGGAAAACTTATGCCTGCACCAAAAGGTGCGCCGTTAGTACCAACATCTACTCCTAACAAATAACCTTGATAACCTGATCTTGATGGGCGATCATTTATTGCGTCTGTAGTAGTACCTATATTACTTGCATCTATATCTGTTTCATCAGCAGTAGTTAGTGCAACAGTTCCATCTGCGTTTGTTGCTAAAGTGTAATAGTGACTTATGTCATAACCTGATTTAGCCGCATCTGCTTCTGCTTGTGAAATTACAGCATTATTAATATTCATTTCTTTTTCATATGTTGATAACACATCTCTTAGTGTATCACTAGAACCTTCTTGTGCAGGAAGATCTAATATTTCTTTGAACTCTTGTGAGTCAACAATTTGTTTTAACTTAATTCTGTATAGGTGCGGATACCATGTAGGTGAAAAACCTTCTGCCGCTCTGTTTACATCTTCAACAACGTAATATCTTTTTAATGCAACACTAAAATCATTGAGTGCATATTCATCTTTTAGATGAGGTAATTCAATTACGTCACCACTTATAATTTTTCTGCCAAGAGTTTTAACACTATTATTGATATGTATTGTCATAAACAATGTGTCATTTTGAAGAAACAAACCGAATTGACTCATATCAAAATCGATGTCTTGTACATTGTAAATACCACGCATTGTGTAAATATCAGGGTCGTATTTTCTGTCTCTATTTTCAAGGAATAACATGTCTTGAATATTAGTTTCTTTAACAGCGTCATAGCGAGGCTGATCAGCAGTTGCATCTGCTTCATCAGGATTATTAGGACCTAAATACTTGTGTACGAATATATCTGTGCCGCCCACAGTGAACATTTCATAAACTTGTTTGTCTATAAATGCGTAATCATTGCCCTTTTCTGGTTTATATAAGGATAGTCTTGGCATATACATATTTATCGTAAGAGACAAACATCGATAAATACTAGTGGAGACTTTACATATGGCTACACTAGCAACTAAAAAACAAGAAATTTACGATTACGTCTTTGCACTATTAGGCGGAGGCATGGTAGATGTTGAATTGGATCCAGTCCATTATGAAACTGCACTTGGCAAAGCCTTATCAAAATTTAGACAACGAAGTGATAATTCTGTTGAAGAATCATATATGTTTATGCCAACAGTAGAAGATCAGAACACATATATTTTACCTGAAAATGTTATAGAAGTACGCAGAATTTTTAGAAGATCTATCGGTTCAAGATCAGGTGGAGGCGACGGTGGAACATTATTTGAACCATTCAATATGGCGTACACTAATACCTATCTTTTAAGTTCATCTAATATGGGTGGGT